TTACAGGATTCACACCTCCTTTATCTGGCTCATTCCCCATTGTTATAAGCAAGATAACATTTTCTACAGTACGAGTTATAGCTTGGTCCATTTTCTTTAGTTCAATTTTCCAGTTAATATCATCTAAAACTGAAAAGCCGAAAGGTATAGCAAAGGGCTCGTAATCTTGTTTTTTGTAAAAAGAATAGATTAATCTCCCGGGATCAAGAAGCATTTGAACCCCATCCTGAGAGTATTCATTATTTTTTATTTTTTTTCTTATATCTGGAGGTAGGCTTTCAAAAATTTCTTTATCATGATCTGTTTTCGGATCCTTAAGAGATTCAATTTCATATTCACTTAAAATTTTAAAATACCTGCCATAATAAAAAGTGAGAGCTCTGGTGGCAATAATATCATAAGGATTAAGCATTACATACTTAACAGGCAGAGTTCCCTTTTTAAGACCAAAGGTTCTAAAGCTTTTTGTATTCCAAGGATATCGATCCTCTGCAGATCCATAAACCGTAGTCATTTTAGCTAAATCTTCTGTAGAGAACTTACCATCCAAGCGGTACATAAATACATTTCCGCTTCTATAGTATTCTCTGAAATATTGATCTTTTAAATCCCAAAGTCTAACTTTATCAAACCACTTATATAAAAACTCTCTGGATTTTTCTGTCCCACCTTCTAGGTATATTTCAGAGTTCGCAAACTCCGCCATAATGTCTAAAGCATTCCTAAATATAGCTATATTACAATATGCCTTTTGACATAATAGTATAGCGTCTTGAACGGTAATATAAGAGCCCGTGTTTGCCCATGGCAACATCCCATTGGAAATATTTGCAAATCTGGCTTGGTAATCATTTGTCGCTGCCGCATTTGATCTACTTCGGGTAGAAGCGCCTCGGTTGCCAGTGGTAGCATGTCTAGTGTAAGAGCTGGCTACAGCCTCGTAATAAGCCTCTCCGTGAGACGCAACGACTTCATGTAAAGGCCTGCCGTCTGGAGTAAGAATATCCTCTAGATCTTTTTTTTGAGGATCAAACTGATTCCAGTATTTAGATTTTTTTGTATATTTTCTTTTCTGAGGCATGATGTTATATCATACACTAAAGTACCCCAAAAGTCTATTGAAAGTCTATGTAAAGTTGTAAAAGTCTACTTTAGACTTTTAGTTTTATATCATGAACGGAGTAAAACTTGAAGTCACAGCCGCTTGTTTAGCGCGGTTCATATCATAATAAACTTTTGTAAACCAGTTTCCCAGCACCAAAGCAGAATAACAGTCTTTTCTGGCTTTGTCCCTACCAGTTTGACGTTTGAGTTCTTGTGGCAAATCAAATGTTTGAGTTCCTGTCGAGGAGGTGGTGATCTGAATCAAAGCACATTGACTTTTAGTTACATTAATCATATCCTCTTGATGCTCAACGAAATCTATCATTTTCGCAGCGTCTGACTGCTTCTCTTCGTAAGATTCATGAGATATAAATTGCAACTTTGAAATAGGAATTTTCTTACGAGTTTGACTGGTATAATTATCTCCAGACGCCCTCGAGGCGAACCATATTCTTCTATGGTCAAAGTTAGATTGCAACAATTCGTTAGCTTGTCTTATCCACTGAGATGTAGGCTTTCTTAATATGCAATAATGTCTTTCGGATATATTGTATTCCCTTTTCATTTGCAATAAGTCACTCTGATAGCTCTCAGGCTTACATAAATCGGCTTCTATTGTTTTTATTTTAATATTAGACTTTTTAAATAAAGAGCTTTCATTTGCAGCATTTATAAACTGAACTCCACCGTTATAGTCTCCTACGATCCCCACAATATTAAAATTGTCTAGAAGATAATGAAAATAATTTATATGATCTTTGAGTTTTGCTCCGGGTACGGCATACGCATGAACCAGTGTTCCTGTTTCGGTATCATCATTCATCTTAAAGACCTGAATAGCAAAATCATCTGAGCTCTCACTCTCGGCCCAGCTGGGGTCGAAGGATATAATGTATTTGTCAGAATCTACTCCTTTTACTTCTATACTGGGCTCTTGACCTTCTGGTATTGTACATTTAGCCATAGTAGATATCTTAAAGTACCCACTGCTGTCATCAGTAAAAATAGCTCCGAACTCTCTGCCAAATTGAGATTCGCTCATACTCGCTTTGGCCTGATTAATAAGATTTTGGTCGTATAGAGCTTCTGGAGCACAATCGTAGCTAAACTTCATTATAGCTCTTCTTGCAGTATCGCCTTTACTTGGGAGAGTGCCATCTATAAGCCCCTCAAACTGCGCATAGAGCTTATATAAATATTCGAACTTATAACTCGCAGAAGATAGCATTATGAGCTTATTGTTTGGCCATATATACCTATCCTCCTCTTTCATCTTTCCTGCGGCGATTAATGCATCCTCCGCCTTTGCCATATCTTCCCTCTCTGTTGGATTCTCAACTACCGAAAGGAAAGGAACAATAACCTCATTATATATGCGCTCAGGCATGAGTAACATCTCATCTATAATTATCCTTTGGAATCTAAAACCACGAAGCTTTTCACCATCTCCCAAAGGTAGCGCATGGATGCGCGACTGACCAATTTCCATGGTCCATTGGTCATTCGTTTTTGATGTTTTTGTAATACACTGGGACAAATATCTAGCAGCAGGTTTATTAGCAATATCTTCAATCTTTTTAAAAATAAGCTTAGACTGCCTAAAGGATTTTGAAATTATTCCAATCTCAACTCCTTGATTGAGGATTGCATCCATATAGGCATAGATGCCTGTAGTGAATGATTTGGACATTCCTCGAGACCAAATACCTAAGAAATAATCTACTTCAAACATAGACTTAATAGCCATATGTTGAAAAGGAAATAACTTAACTCCACTTAAAAGATCAACAGAGAAAGTTATATTTTCCCTAAGAAACTTATAAAGAAGTATCTTTGCCTCTGCGTCTTCTAGAAAACCTTCTTTCTCCAAGAGGATATCATTGATATGGGTATCCTTATTGGTTTTTATATGGGAGCCTACAGAATCCCAACTCATTCTGATTCACCAAAGGTTTTTTTTAAATCTTCTATCAAATTCACCTTTTTATCTTTAGGTAGTTTTTGATATTCTTTCTTCAGCCTACGCAATAAGCGTTTGTGCTCAGGAAGATCAGAATTGTACCCGACGATTTCTTTAATCTTTTGTATTTGCTTTTTGTTCACTTTTTTTATTTCTATTTTTAACTACTTCCCAATACTTAGGTCCATAAGGCACAAGTATCTCATCTCCGGGATATATATCCTTAATAGACATCAACAAGAAAGAAGGAAGTCCTTTTAGCCTATGGTAAATCGCATTGTACCCATGGGAGGCATAAGTTTCCTGAAGATTAACTGTTGCTCTCACAAGAGGCTTTAGGAGTTTTTTAACTTTTCTTCTATCTTCTTTTGGTAATTTCTTATTCCAGTCTATGGAATTAATGTAATCACTACTACCATCTCTAAACTTAATTGTCTCTTTCTGTTGTTCTTTTATTAAGTCTAATATGTCTTTAGGGTAATCTGTGTAGAGATCGTTGGCAAAACCCCCATATCCTATTTCGTTTGCATTTTCAGGGTGAGCATCAATGGAGATAAAAAGCTCTCCATTAAGACCAGCCATGGCTGGATCTCCTAAATCTAAAAAGTACGCGGCGGCTCCTTGGTTTGCTCTCTCTACCATACCATTTTGCGAAAGCATATCCCCTTTATATTCACATATGGGGAATCCTTTACCGATAAATTCAGTACAAAATAATCCATCTCCTGCCCCTTCGATATCCGATTTATCTATAGTTAGAGAAGGTCTTAATGAAGCAGGATTATGAACTGCATCATGTATGTTAGCTTTTATCTTCATATTGTTTTAAATCTAAAAAGTATTGCATATCTACTTGCCATAGCCTTTTACCATGATACAAAAGTTTAGGTATTAATTCAATAGATTTCTCTCTACTGCCAGTAAATATAAATTGACATCTTCGTGGATAGTCTTTTATCAAGTTGCGCATATTTACAAAAATATACGCAAGATTAGCTTTATGTGGCCCGAAATTGTTGTTCTTATATATTTTCTTTATATCACTCTCTATTACTATATATAAATAACTATTGAATTCCCTACATCTATCTAGCTCTTTTTTAAATCTCTCAAAGCCTATACCTAATGTTCCTTTAAAGTCACTCTCGCTTTTTCTATCTATATAAGTATAATCATAATGATCTCCGCCTATTGTATAGTCCCCGAAATCTAATTTCATGCTTGTAGAGTTATTAAACTCCAAAGGCTGTTGTTCTCTTGTATCTATAAAAATATCTAAGTCTTCTATTTCTTTATTAGGTTTCCAAAAATCTGCAGGTAGAGATTTATTATATAAAGGCTCTACTCCACATTCTTCACAAGCTTTTGAGTAGCTACCGTATATTTTTTTATAAAAAGTTATAGGAGGCAACTTCTTTGTTCTCATGTCTAAATGAGAAGGCCCATACTCTAAACCCTTATGTTTAATGCGGTCTTTTAGCCTTTGCCCCAAATACTCTTTTACTTCTATAGGATCAGACGCATTGCACCATTTGATCATCTGTTGGTAGGTTGAAAAATAATCGCTAAAATAATCCGCCTTATTTTTAAATGGTAAAGGCTCCCCTGTAAGCTTGTTATACCTTGGGTAGAATTTAGTATAATACTCTGCGACAGTTAAGTTGTGTTTTTTAAAATGCGCGTGAAGAGACCTTTCGGACTTAAATTCTTTTCCGCATTCTTTGCAAATGTATTTGGATGAAGAATTCATTGAGAAAGTAATGCATAGTCATGTTTATACATTTTTTTTACGAGTCCTTCGAAGTCGGTTTTTCTTTTCCAATTTAACTCTTTCTCTGCAATAGACGGATCTCCGCATAAAAGATGGACTTCAGCAGGACGATAAAACTGAGGATCTATTTTGACTACTAGATTGCGGGCAGAGTTTGATAAGTAATATTTCTCTTCTTCTCCTTCTCCTTCTTTTTCAAAATCTATTTTTGCCACCTTTAGGCATTCTTCAAGAAATTCTCTTATGCTGTGAGTCTCTCCACTTGCAAGTACGTAATTCTTGGGCTCTTGTTGAGTAAGCATAGCCCATACTCCAGACATAAAGTCCTCTGCATCACTCCAGTCTCTTTTTGCTTCTAAATTCCCTAATGATAGTACAGGAACACTTTTATTATTTTCTAAAGCTATTTTAAGTTTTGCAATATTATGTGAGATTTTTCTAGTTACAAAATCTAATCCTCTTCTAGTTCCTTCGTGGTTAAAGAGCCAACCTTGTACGGCATATAATCCATAAGATTCTCTATAAACTCTTACTAAGTGTCTAGCGGCACACTTTGCTGCTCCATATGGAGATTGAGGTCTAAGGGGATGATACTCATCTTGAACACTTGATATAGTATCCCCAAACTCTTCAGAAGATCCTGCATTATAAAAGCGGCATTTTGGGGCGAATCTTCGAATCGACTCTAGTATATGAAGCACTGCATTCGTGTCCGTATCCCAAGTCTGGATGGGGTAATCCCAACTTCCTGAAACAAATGATTGAGCTGCGAAATTAATAAAATAATCAGGTTGGATATCTAAAACAATATCTCTTATGCTATGCGCATCATTAAGATCCATATTTATTAATTCAAAATATGGGTTATCTTGCAAGTGTAGGATGTTGTCATGGTTCTTTACGCTTAGCCTTCTTACTGCTCCATATATTTTAAAGTCTGTCTTACCAAACTCTTGAGTGAATAAATCAATCAGATAGTCAACCATGTGACTTCCGTCTTGACCAGTTACGCCTGTTACAATTATTTTCTTCATAAAATTTCTTCGTTGCCTATGCCTAAGATTCTAGCTTTCCACTCTGGCATTTCTTCAAAACGCTTGGCTTCTGCTTTTACTGCTTCTTGTTGCATTTTGGCTATTCGGATCATTCTCTTTCTTTCTTCTTCGTCCTGAAATATTTGAACTAAAGAAAGTATAGACGCAAATTTATCTCTTTCAGCACTAATTCTTTTTGCTCTATCTCCTTGAAGTTTTTGAATTAACGATTCCATTCGTTTTTCGCATTGATTGTATTCGTCGCTTTTAGTTTTTAGGAGTTCCGCAAGACGAACTGTCATTTCTTGCTGGCTCTCGGCCTCATCAAACATTTTATCCAATTTATTCATTGCCTTTTGAATATGTTTTAAATTAATATAATCAATACAAACATTAATATATAAATTAACTTCATCGGTTGTTAGATCAGGTTTATCATGTATAGCTCTTATAAACTCTGCCTCAAATAACTCTCTATCATTAACCTCCAAATATCCGCCTATAGTCTGGACAAACCTAGGAGACGCAAGATATCGCTTTAAAGAATCTATACATTCTCTTTGGGCAATTGAAAGTTTATTAGGCTGCCAATCTTCACTTGTAACTTCATTAACTTTATTAACCAATATAGTAGAAGTTTTAGGAGGGATATATTCAAACCTAAAACCTGTAGGTTCGCTAATTTGACCCTCAGGCCCATTTTCATTTAGAAAGTTAGTAATATCTAAAGTCTCCCTGCTTAAAGGGGTAATATTATCATCTGGGAATAAAACTGCAGCAATTTGATAGGCATTCATGCCGTCTCTAGCATACTCTAAGCAAAATTCTTTTTGCTCATCGCTTAAGGTTATGCTTTTTACTTTTTTGTGCTTGGTAGTTTTGAAATCTATTTTATTATCCACACAGTATTTTCTAACAGCCCTACCTTCTTTACTGCGGCCATCTATCTCGTCGTCGTCAAATACCCTCCGGGTTAATTCTATCAAGTCCGGAATTTTAGAGTGGTTTTCTTCTATGAATTTTTTTTGATCGTCAGATAATTTCATATGCAAATGTCTAGTTTTTTTATTAAAATGATTGCTTGGTCTTTAAATTTTTTTCTTAAATTCTTAATTTGTTTATAGCCCGCTTTCCTTCCTTTTTCATTACTTTTATAGCCGAGGGCTTTTGCAACATCTTCCTCATCCATATGCTGAACAAATAGCATCTCGTAAATATGGTATTGCTTAACGGGCAATACTTTTTGCATTTCTACATGAAGTTTATGAGTAGCATGATCTATATTAAAAACATCTTGAGTAATTTGCATAACTGAACCTTGCTCAGATTCTATTGTTACGGCCATTTTTATATCATATGCAGATTTTTTTGTTTTTTCCCATTTTGCATATAAAGGACAAGAAGAGTCTTGCATTCCTGAAGGGGTGAAACCACATAAAGATCCTATCTTTGAAGGGTTAGCATTTTCGGTTTGATTAAAGGGGCAATTTAAGCAAGGCCTTACAAAATTACTATAATGATTTCTAAGAATGTTTTTAATCTGATTGGATATAATCCTATTAGCCCACGGCTCTAGTGGTCTAGACTGATCCCATTGATCCCATTTCTGGTAAATATGCGCTCTTATGATTTGACACACATCTTCAAAATCAAACCATGTTATAGAGTTAAGAAACCATTTAGGCTTTCTCTTGGCAAGTTCCTTATCTATCTCTGCAGATTTCTCTTCGTAAGTGAAGAGTTTTTCCGGAGGTTCAGATTTTTTAGTTTTTTTATTTTTCTTAGTCGACATCCACAGGAGTATCTGCAGAGCTCCCGCATTCCTTCATGCTTTGCTTGATCGCATCAGGCATAACATTAGGCTTATTTGTAGGTGGAGCGCTTTTTTTACTAGCCGTGGCCTTCGGAGACGCCTGTGGTTTTTGAGGGGATACGGTTTCCATTGAAGAATCTCCGGGATTAGCGCTTTTAAATAAATCTCCTATAGTCCCATGGTTCCTCCCTATGCCTCCCCCGCTTTGATCAATTTCATATTGAAGTCCCCTTAGAGCTGGAACATAATTAACATCGGTTCCTTCGGGGTCGTCTACTACAGGGTCAGCTTTGACAGGGGCCCTTCGAATAGGAGTGGGAGCTTTATGCCCTACTGCCGATCCACCTCTCATAGGCGCACCGCAACTCGGACAAAAGTTTGGTTTATTTAAAAGGTATTCTACTTTACCGCCGCAAGAGCTACAATAATCACAGTTCATACCTTATAATATAACAAATTTTATAATAAAATTCAATTATAAAAGATAGCCCGCAATCACTCTCGCTTGTCTTTTCATAAATTGCTGAACATCCTCTTCTAAATTTTTCATAAACCCTTTAGTGATAGGTCTTACATAATCTACGCCAAGAATGCCAATTATTTTACCATTTAAAGTTTTTATGGGAACATTATATATTCCCTTAACCCCTTTGTGTTTTAATAAATTTGAGAAGATGTGGTCTTCTAAAGAATTTATATTTTCGTAAGCAAATTTTTCATTATCTACTAACTCTTTAATGTATTTGTGATAATTTGAAACTTTATGATCTTGAGAGTTTTGAGCTTCTGAACTTATACCTTCCTCTACTATTTCATAAGAGCAACTAAACTTCTGTTGACTTCTACCAGAAAAATAATGTATGCCGTTATGGAATTCCATGACATAAGCTCGGTCTCCACCCATCTCTTCCATTGTATAGTGAAGGGCAGTGTAAACATTTTCATTATGCTTTGCTTCTTTTTCAATCGCGCCGCACTTAGAATCTTTACTTAGCTTATGGCGCAGCCAAACAGCCCCTAGAGTTGCTCCTGAAGACGCTAGGGCTGCCACACAATAAGCTATGACCTCCAAAAGAGGCATTAGTTAAAATTATCGTAATCTTCTTTTTTGCAAAACTTTAACATTTTAGTTCCGTCATCATCAACGGCGGCAAATGCGTACCTAAGACGAGTTGTGCCTGATTTTGTTTTGCTCTCGAGAACACGTTTTTCAACGTCTTCATCTGCGATTTGGACTTTTTTACGCTTACGAACATTATAAAATTCTATCATACTATTATTTTACACTTTTTTTGGAGAATTTAACTTCGAGATAATAAACTTAAGAAGTTTGCTCCGCTTTATATCGTCTTCTGTGAATTCAAAATATTCTATTCCTTTTTGTTTGCTTTTATAGTCATTGAATAAATTGCACATCTCTGTAAAACCACTTTTCCCATTAATATCGCTTTGCATTGAATCTCCACAAATAAATATCTTTGTGCCATCTCCAATTCTAGTAATCAATGTAGTGAGTTCTTTAAAGGTGAAATTTTGGGCTTCATCAGCAATTACTATTTTGTCTTTCCAGCTGGCCCCTCTTATGAAATTTATAGGCAATGCAGAAACTCTGCCCTCAGATAAAAGGTACTGCTTATCTGTAGTATTTTTTGGAAGCATTTCTTCTAGCTTATCATTTAAAGGTGCCATATATGGATTAAATTTTTCTTGAAGATCTCCGGGTAATGCACCCAAACCTTTATCTGCGCTTTCTATGACGGTTCTCACATATAACAAGTCTAAATCGTCATTACCGCTTAAAAGTCTAAGAGCAGAGTAAACAGCCATATATGTTTTACTTGATCCGGCGGGGCCATTAATGAATAATATTTTAGTCTTTTCATGTAATGACTTTGAGAGAAAGTGGAGTTGTTTCTCATCTAGTTTCTCACAGTTAACAACGATTTTTTGAGGTATCTGTGGAATTGTAAATTTGGGAGTTTTTTTATTGCCCATTCTTATAAAGAATACACTTAGATTTATTTTTGTGTAATATATTGTAGTGACTTTTTTTGAAATAATGGATTGCTTATCCAAAATGTATGGAACTTATGATGCAACTTGCTGGTTAAATAAACCTAGAAAAGAATTAAATGGTAAAAATGCAGCAGAAGCTATACGGGAAGGTAATGAATTAATTGTTTTTAATTTAATTAAAAAAGAATCTAAGTATAAAAAAATTAAAAAGTGATAAACTCTTTAAAAAACATATGCTCTGAATTTTCCAGCTC